TTTCCAAGGCGGTAATGCTGCTGCAGGTCCTGTTGCCGGTTTTGATCCAATCTTAATCAGTTTGGTTCGCCGTTCATTACCTAATTTGATTGCGTATGACGTTTGCGGTGTTCAACCAATGACAGGTCCTACAGGTCTTATTTTCGCAATGCGTACAAAATATTCTGGTCAATCTGGTACAGAAGCTTTCTACAACGAAGCAAACACTGGTTTCTCTGGTTTAGGTACTTCTGGTAATCAAGCATTTGCAGAAGGTTCATTACCAACTGAAGTATTTACTGGTAACGCTGCTGCTGTCGGTGCAATGACTACAGCTCGTGCTGAAGCTTTGGGTGGTGCATCTGATGCTGCTAATGCATTTCAAGAAATGGCATTCTCTATTGAGAAAGTTACTGTTACTGCAAAGACACGTGCTTTGAAGGCAGAATACTCAATGGAACTTGCACAAGACTTGAAAGCAGTTCACGGTCTAGATGCAGAAACAGAATTGGCAAACATCTTGTCAACAGAAATTCTTGCTGAGATTAACCGTGAAGTTATTCGTACAGTTTATGCATCTGCTAAAATCGGTGCACAAGTAGGTACGACAACTGCTGGTATTTTCAACCTTGATACAGACTCTAACGGTCGCTGGATGGTTGAGAAGATCAAAGGTCTTGCATTCCAAATTGAACGTGAAGCCAATACGATTGCTAAAACAACTCGTAGAGGAAAAGGTAACATCATGATTTGTTCATCTGATGTTGCATCCGCTCTTGCAATGGCTGGTATTCTTGACTATAACTCTGCTCTACAGAGTCAAGTTAGTTTGACAGTTGACGATACAGGCAATACATTTGCTGGTACTATCTTTGGTCGTATCAAGGTCTATATTGATCCATACTTCCCTGCTAACTTCAACAGCGAATTCGCAGTTGTTGGTTACAAAGGTACTAACGCATATGATGCTGGTTTATTCTATTGCCCATACGTTCCTTTACAAATGGTTCGTGCAGTTGATACTGGTACTTTCCAACCAAAAATTGGATTCAAGACTCGTTACGGCTTAGTTGCAAACCCATTCGCAGAAGGTACTACTCAAGGTTTGGGCGCATTGAACGCACAAACTAACAACTACTACCGCGGATTCCGCATCAGTAACTTGATGTAATCAAAACCCCACTAAGAGGGTACTTTAAAAAGGGGACAGAAATGTCCCCTTTTTTTTATGTCTAAATATAAGACAGGAGATTTGAATGACAGCGACAACAAGAAACCCAACCAATCCAAACTTTCTTCAGCCGAATAAGTTTATACTAACATTCGCAAGAACACCAAACGTACAATATTTTTGTCAATCATTAAGTGTGCCTGGAATTTCTATGTCAGAAGCACAACAAGCAAATCCGTTCATTGACTTATATGTGCCAGGTGAAAAGGCAACATACGACTTATTGAATCTTACTTTTCTTATAGATGAAGAATTAAAAGGTTGGATAGAGATTCACGATTGGATTCGTGCATTGACTTTCCCAAAAGAGTTTGAAGAATATCAAAAACTTGGTACATTAAATACATTTACAGCTAGAAGTACGGTTAAGAAGCCGCAATATTCTGATGCATCGGTTGTGATACTATCATCATCAAATACACCATATTACCGTTTTACTTTCCGTGATTTGTTTCCAGTTTCTATTTCTACCTTTGTTATGAGTGCTACAGATGATCCGAGTAACACAGTTAGTGCTGATGCTACATTTAGGTACAGTTACTACGATATCGAAAAATTATATTAAAACAGCTTGACTTTATTATGAATTGAGAGTATACTCCGCAAAGGAGGCTTTAACTATGAAACAACTTGACGAACTACTAGAAGAATGGCGGAAAGATTCCGACATTGATAGAACAGAACCTGGCAAAGCATTGCTAGATATACCGAAGATGCACAGTAAGTATTTGAATATACTTTCACGGCATCGTTTACTTTCCAAAGAAGCTGAATTCAAATATAACAGAATGAAGAAGCTTAAGTGGGAATATTATACAGGTAAATTGGATGATGACGATCTTCAAAAATATGGATGGCAGCCATTTCCATTTGTACTCAAATCTGAGATCACTACATATATGGATAGTGACGAAGATATCAACAAGTACATTGCAACTAAAGCAATGCACGATGAGATTGTTGATGTTTGTACCGCTATATTAAAGGAGTTGAATAGTAGAACATTCCAACTCCGTGACTTTATAGCATGGGAAAGATTTATTCAAGGTGTCTGATTTAATACTTCATAAGAAGAATGAGGCTTTCATTCAGTTCGAATGTGATAGAAACATTGCACAAGAACTGAGTGACTACTTTACCTTCTACGTTCCGGGTTATCAATTTGTTCCAGCTTACAAGAGTCGTTTGTGGGATGGAAAAATTAGATTAGCTGACTTGCGAAGTTTTTCAATATATCATGGTCTAGTACCTTATATTGAAAAGTTTTGCAAAGAACGTGATTATACATTAGAGATTGATTCTGATGTATCAACGACAGAAAACTATTCTGCAATTGAAGCTGCAGAGTTTGTTAAGTCATTAAACTTACCACATGAGATTAGAGACTATCAATTAAAGTCTTTCATTCATGCCATTCGTAACAGAAGAATTCTTTTATTATCACCAACTGCATCTGGTAAATCCTTGATACTATATTGTATCATTAGATATCTACAATCAGCAGATGCAAAACGTGGACTGTTAATTGTTCCAACAACATCATTAGTGGAACAAATGTATTCTGACTTTGCATCATATGGTTATGACTCAGAAGAATACTGTCATCGACAATATGCTGGTAAAGATAAACATACAAAGAAATTTCTTACCATCACAACATGGCAATCAATCTATAAGAACGAAGGTGATTACTTTGAACAATTTGATTTTGTTTTAGGTGATGAAGCGCATCAATTCAAGGCCAAGTCTCTCACAACAATTCTATCTGGTTGCACAGCGGCTAAATATAGAATAGGGACAACAGGGACACTTGATGGTACTCAAACACATAGATTAGTATTAGAAGGTTTATTTGGACCAGTTTATAAGGCAACATCAACTGCCGAATTGATTGAGAAGAAACAGTTGGCAGAATTCAATATCAAATGTTTGATTCTAAAGTACTCTGATGTTATCTGTAAAGAATGTAAGTCTTGGGACTACAACCAAGAACTAGAATACATAGTTATGAATAAGGCCAGAAATGATTTTATTAGAAATTTGGTTTTATCACTAAAAGGAAACTCATTAGTTTTATTCCAATTTGTTGAAAAACACGGTAAACATTTATATGAAAATATTAAAGAACATGCAGGTAAAAGAAAAGTATTCTTTGTATTTGGCGGCACCGATGTTGAGATTAGGGAATCGATTCGGGCAATTACTGAAAGAGAACTTGATGCAATCATTGTTGCTTCATATGGTACTTTTAGTACTGGCGTCAACATTCGCAATTTACATAATGTTATCTTTTCCTCACCTTCTAAGTCACGGATTCGTAATCTCCAATCGATAGGTCGTGGTCTAAGATTAGGTGATAACAAAGAAGCTGCAACTCTATTTGATATTGCAGATGATTTTAGAATTGGCAAATTTACCAATTATACATTGAAACATTTTGTTGAACGTGTTAAAATATATGACGAAGAAAAATTCAATTACAAATTTTATAACATAGAACTCAAAAATGCTTAGCACAACAGAATCAACAATCAAGATAGTTCGCTTACAAAGTGGTGAAGATATCATTGCAAATTGTATGGCAATAGAAGATAATGATACTGTCATATTGAATAGGCCAATGCACATTGTCTTTAAAAGAATATCATCTGGAAGATCCATGATGATGATGATGCCTTGGTTACCTATTGAATTAATTAAAGAGAATTCAGCCACAATTTATGAGGCAGATATTCTTACAGTCATAGATCCAAAAGATGACTTAATAGAATATTATTCTAATGCGGTAGAGGATGAAGATTTAACTCATGCATCTGAAGCATCCATTCGTCCACATTTGTTTGATGGTGATGATGACGAAGAACCTACAGATGAAGAATTAGACGAAGAAGAATTAAACGAAATTTTAAAAGAGAAAAAGAATCATAGGATGCATTGATATGGATTATAGTGATGTTGTTGTAAAAAAACCTTGGGGTATGGAATACCTCTGTTATAGAAATGAAGATGTTGCAATTTGGTTATTGCACATTGAAAAAGATAAAGAAACTTCTATGCATTGTCACCCAAATAAGAATACGGGTTTCGTTGTATTAAAAGGTAAAGTAGAATTATCTTTTCTAAGAAATATTATTAAGTTGAAAGCTCTAGATAAGATTCATATCTTTAGGTCTAGATTTCATTCTACTAAAGCTGTATCTAAAGATGGTGCATTCATTTTTGAAGTTGAGACACCAGAAGATAAACATGATTTGGTTAGATTAGAAGACAAGTATGGTAGAAAAGGTAAACAATATGAAGGCACTAAACATCATATAGATAAAACAGATAACTGTATTTGGATACCTGAAGCTAAAGATAACGAAGATGTTATTGAATTGTTTGGATATAAAATAAAACATTTTATACCTATCAAGAAAAACTTATTGAAAGCTAAAGAAGAAGACTTATACATCGTAACAAAAGGTGGTGTTTGTACACACACTAACCAAAAAATTGTATGGCCTGGTGATGTTATTGATGGCCATACTCTTTCTCGCCTGTTAAAGGCATTTTATTTTGATTCAACTACAACTATGATTTCGATTACAAAATGATACATTTATTTGACTTAGACTTGACAGTTTGGGATTGTTTTAACAAGAAGAATGATCCTATTTGGGCAAAACAAATGGTTTTCCCTTTTAATAATACCGATGACGTTATTGTAGATGACGTTGGCTCTATCTGCATGCTCAGAGAAGGTGTAAGAGAATATTTAAAATATCTTCAAAGTGGTAATAACAAAATTGGTTTTGTTTCTGCTGGTAAACACCCTTCAATCCCATATGAATATCAACAATCGATACACCTATTAAGAAAATTTGGCATATACAACCATTTTAATTATATCAAAAGATTAGAATCTAAGATATATGATAAGACACTTGATGTTAAATTTATTACAGATAAAATTGTATTCTATGATGACAATGACGAAGTGCTAAATAAGATGAAACAGTTTAAACATGTAACAGCTGTTGACTCTAAAGAACTTGATTGGAATGATTTGATTGGTAAAACATATGACTGATATATTATTTGTACATCCTAACGCATCTGAAAAGATTTATCAAGGCCTTGCAAAAAACAATGCCGCAATTGAACCACCTATTTGGGCTGCAATGTTGGCAAATAGTGTTCGTGCAAAAGGATTTAAACCTGAAATCTTAGATGCAGAAGTAGAAGGTTTAGATTACCTATCTGCGGCTAAAAGAATCACAGAATACAAAGCAAAGATTGTTTGTTTTGTTGTATATGGCCAACAACCATCTGCATCATCACAAAACATGGAAGGTGCAACTGCGACTGCAAGAGAACTGAAAGATTTATCACCAGATACTTTTATTGTGTTTGTTGGTGGCCACGTTGCAGCTTTGCCAATACAAACAATGAAACAAGAAACATTCATTGATGCCGTTTGTCAGAATGAAGGTGTTTATACATTACATGCATTGCTGTTACTGAGTAAATTAACTCAGTCAGAACTTAAAAGAGTTCCTGGTCTAGTCTATAGAGCAGCTGACGGCATCAGTATAATTATGAATCCGCCTTCTGAAGTTGTGCCAAAAGAAAGTCTTGAACAAGAACTTCCTGGTATGGCATGGGACTTGTTACCTTCTTTGAGTAAGTATAGAACTGCTGGGTGGCATTCATGGTCTAATGATACAGAGAAACAACCCTTTGCAGCCATCTATACAAGTCTTGGTTGTCCATATAAATGTTCTTTCTGTATGATTAACATCATCAATAGAACTAAACAAGGTGACGATATATCAAGTGCCGATAGTAATACATTCCGTTGGTGGTCACCAGAGTTTATTATTAAACAGTTTGATTACATTGCATCACAAGGTGTTCGTAATGTAAAAATTGCTGATGAGTTGTTTGTCTTAAACCCAAATCACTTTGGTAAAATTTGTGATTTGATTATTGAACGTGGATATGATTTCAATATTTGGGCATATTCAAGAGTTGATACCTGCAAGCCTAAGTACTTAGAGAAGTTACAAAAGGCTGGTGTTAAATGGTTAGGTCTTGGTATTGAAAATCCAAATAATACTTTGCGTAAAGAAATTCACAAAGAAGGATTTCAAGAAGTTAAAGTGTTAGATTTGATTAATGATATTCGCAATGCAGGTATCAATGTTGGTGGTAATTATATTTTTGGTTTGCCGTATGATACAAAAGAAACTATGCAGGCTACATTAGACTTTGCATTAGAGAATCCAACTGAGATGGCAAACTTCTATTCTGCAATGGCGTATCCAGGTAGTCCATTACATAATCAAGCAAGATTGTTTGGTACAGAATTGCCAAGTACATATTCTGGTTACAGTCAACACTCATACGATACTTTAAATCTATCAAATGAACATTTGACTTCGGCAGAAATTCTTGCATTTAGAGATAAAGCTTGGGATACATATCACTCAAACGATAAGTATTTAAATCTATTAGAAAATAAATTTGGCCAAAAGGCCAGAGATGAGTTAGACTCAACAAAGACAATTAAATTGAAACGTAAATTATTAGGAGATTGATTATGAAGGCACTTATTATTACTTGGGAAAATTTTCAAGACCAAGAACTTGTTTACCCATATTACAGATTAAGAGAAGAAACATCCAATGTTGTTATTATGTCTAACGTACTTGGTAAGTTTTTTGGCATTATGGGTTCTAATATGGAATCACATTCGCTTGTGGATGAGTTAAACGATGAAGAAATTGTTAAACATTACCTAACAGAATATGATTTACTCGTATTACCAGGTGGTGTTAAAGCTCTTGAGAAGTTAAGACAAGAGAAACAAGTTATTAAATTCATTTCATTGTGGAACGAATTGGGTAAACCAATTGCATCTACATGTCATGGTGCTCAACTTCTAATTTCTGCCAAAGTAGTTAAGGGAAGAAAAGTAAGCGGCTACTACAGTTTGGAAGATGATATCAATAATGCTGGGGCTATATATACTAATGAACCAGTTGTTATTGATAATAATTTAATAACATCTCCGCATTATAATTGGATGGGTGAATGGATGGCAGAAGCTATCAGAATGGCAAATAGTTATGGAACAAGTCGAAGAAACTCTATTTAAGATATACAAGAAGGCGGCTCTGTGCCGTGCATTTGAACAAGAAGTATTCCGACAAGTAGAAAATAAAACAGTAAAAATTCCTGTTTATCTTTCTGCTGGGCAAGAATATACATCGGCAACTCTTGCAACATTCTTAGAACAATACGACAAACAAATCTTTATTCAACACCGAGGACATTCTACATACTTGTCTTTCGGTGGTGATATGAAACAACTTGTCTATGAACTTCTAGGTGATACAAGAGGTTGTGCTAACGGCATGGGTGGTTCTGCATCAATACAATCCCGTGAGAAACAAATATTTGGCCATGATGGCCTAATGGGTTCGCATGTTCCAATTTCAACTGGCATGTGTTACGGTAATAAAAAACTAACTCTATGTTTTACTGGCGATGCAGCTGGCGAAGAAGACTATTCATTGGCTGCAATCGGTTGGGCATCAACTAAGAATTTACCTATTTGGTATATTGTAGAAGATAACAATCTTTCTATTCTTACTGAGAAAAAAGTAAGACGTAATTGGGAGTTATCTAATGTTGCTGGTGCATTTAATATGACTAATTTTAACATTGATGATAACCCACAACACATTTTAAATTGTATCAGTAAACATGATATAACAAAACCTCTATTGATGAATGTAAATACCAATCGTTTGTTTTGGCATGCTGGGGCTGGTATTGATGATCCAAATACATTCGATAGACACAAACAATATATTGAAATGTTTGGTGATGATGTAGTAAAAGAAAGTAATGAAATAGTGAAAGAGGTGTGGTCAAAATGTCTATCACATTAAGAGATACAATTAAAGAAACTGTTAGATATCATTTAACAGAAGAAAAAGGCCTTGCGATGGGTCAATGTCTAACTGCCGTTGGATGGGTTGGTGGTACTTTACCTGAACTATACGAAGAAGATGGTATGGTAGAGATATCGATGGCAGATGTTGCGGGTGGTGGTTTTGCAGTTGGTGCAGCTCTTGCAGGTCGTAGGCCAATGTATGTCATTCGTTATCAAGGTTTTAATTGGTTTAATGCACCAATGATTATTAACTATGCAGCCAAGTCAAAAGAGATTTGGGGTGTACCATGTCCAATGTTTGTTCGTTCTATTGCAATGGAAGGTGGTATTGGTCCTGTTGCAGGTTCATCACATCATGCATTGTATTATAGGATGCCTGGAATTAAAATTGTGTCACCAATGACGCCTGGTGAATATACAA